AACAGGAAACTTTAAATCTTGGCACACCCATCCAGGTACATTTTCAATTGTCTACATGTTACAAAACAAATCAAAACTAGGGACGGTTTTAAAAAATGAAAAAGAAGAAATACAGACTATCTGCCCAGAAAACTCTTGTGTTATATTTGACAATTCTATTACTCATAGCTCTCCTTCGGCAGATTACAATTTAGACAGATATACATTAGCAATGGACTTTGAATGATTTTATTAGCCTCTTTTATTTTATGGTTAGTTTTAGTTTTAATTATCTACAATCATGTTGGTTGGAGAGAAATAAAAGACTCTTACTCCATGTGGAGGCACAAAAGTTATTGGAAAAAAAGATACAATGTTGTTGAAGCTATGGCTTGGTCGGGTAAGTTGTTTGTTATTCTCCCTGCTATATTTTTTCAAGTTGAAGTCTGGTGGGCCCACATTATAACATTAATGACTTCTTCTCTGTTAATATGGGTGAGTGAACAAAAACTTTTACCTACCCTGGTAGCGTTCAACACCTTATGGATATTTATAAGTTCTTTTGTTTTAATGCGATACTTTTTTAATTTATGATAGAATATAAACAAGTTATAGCTGACTACACACATCACAATAAGCTTCTTAATGAAATAGAGTTTTATGATTTTATGAATCATGGTTATGATCCTGTGTCTAACCTATTAGATAAAGACTTCATTATGAAAAGAGAAGCTTCTTTGTATCTAAAGCTTTTAGAAAACATAAATACTAATGATAAAAATATTTTAGATGTTGGGTGTGGTAGAGGGGGTGGCGTTGCTCTTTATAAAAAACACTTTAATTTTACTGAGGTATATGCCTGTGATCTCGTAGATGCTAATATTGATTATGCTAAATCAAAATTTAAGGACATAAAATTTAAATGTTGTAACGCAGAGAATCTAACGTATGAAAAAAATAAGTTTGATATTGTAACGAATGTAGAATCTATGTCTTTATATAAAGATAAAGAGAAATTTTTAAAAAATGTAGTTAGAGTATTAAAAAAAGATGGATTATTTATTTGTGCTGATTGTAGTTATAAATCATTAGAAACGATGTACAGAAACCAACATCTATTTAAATCCATAACCCCAGTAGATATTACACAGAATGTTGCACAAGCATGTTTAAAGAATATAGAAGAGTATTCCAAATGGAAAGATTGTGAAGCAAAAAAATTTACAATAGGTATGTTAACAGAAAAATATGAATTATATTCAACTAGAAAGGATGTTTTTAATATTTTTTATTGTGCACCAGGTGCAACTGCCACAACCCAAGCTTGAGCATCTTCATCCCAATCATGAGGACCAGCTGGTTTAACAACTGGAGGATCCCAGTTTAAACTTGAAACATTAAAATTCCATGAAGGATATGGTTTAGGTGGAATAAAAGCATCGTGTTCTGTGCTGTAAGTACCGCCTATTTGCGCACCTCTTTTTCTTATAGAGGAATCAGCACCCGATACTCCATCTGTTTTGTATTCTTTCCAATAAGGCCATTTATGGACCTTGCTTAAATATGTAATTCCTTTTGCTTCAGATCTTCCGTTATCATCTGTGCAATCTGCTTCACTAACCGTGTGAAGTCCTAGGACATTATTATTGGAATCTAATTTTGCAAAATAAGCCATAATTATCCTGCGTAAGTCCCATCCGATGTAAAGGTATGAATTGTATCTGATCCACTTGTTGTAACTGTTCCACTTGTTGTGGATGAACTTGCAGTTAATCTTCTGATAATAACAATTCCGCTGCCGCCAACTATTCCTGGGTTTCCTGCTCCTTGTCCGTTACCTCCGTCACCTTCTCCGTTTGTTCCGGCTGATCCTGGGCCTGGTTGTCCAGTACCACCTGTAGCGTAAGTGACCGGAGAGGCTGAAATTGAAAATGCTGTTCCTGATCCGCCCGAACCTCCTGTAGTAGAACCTCCGCCGCTACCATTTCCGCCAGCGCCGCCGCCTCCACCTCCACCTGTATTTCCTACAGGCGAGTGATTTGGGTCTCCGTTACCTCCGTCATTTCCTTGTGGTGGTGATGTAGGGGGTGTATCTCCGTTACCGCCGCCGTGGCCTCCGCCACCGCCGCCTCCGCCAGATCCGCCAGATCCTCCGCCTCGTACACTTCCGCCACCGCCTCCGGCTGAAGTTATAGTACTGAAAACAGAATTTCCACCAGTTCCTCCTCCAGAGTCAGCGACTCCAGGACCAACTGGTCCACCAGCTCCGACAGTTATCGGGTAATCAGTTAAAGTAAAAACGGGAAAATCCTTTGAATCTGTTTTTCTAAAACCACCACCTCCGCCGCCACCGGATTGATAGTTTCCTGGTTCTCCATAACCAGCGCCACCGCCTCCAGCAACAACTAAATATTGAACATTGTATTCTACCGGTGAAGCTCCTCCAGAACCAAATCCTAAAACTTGGTATCCAAAAGATTTTTTTCTTGGTGACATTTTGTTATTTTTTTTAGGGTTACCTTCCCATGGAAAAGTATTAAACTCTTCATCTCTCATTCTATATCTCCTTCTATGCGTCGTTCGCAGCGTCAGTAGTAAAGAATAATTTAATTCCTAGCAATCTTGCATCGCCAGTAAAAGTATCACTGCCATCTGCTGCGTCTCTGTAAATTTGAAAAAATGTATAATCATTATCCGCTGGAGATCCTGCAATTGTTATTGCACTACTTTCACCAGTAACTTGTACATCTTCAACAGTTCCAATTCCAGCGTCTGTGACTTCTTGAGCTGTTCCAAAAGCTACGTCCGCAGTATCACTATCACTGCAACTCACACCTTGAACACCAAAAATACAGTTTCCTGTGTTTGTAGTACTTGGACTCCACCACGCTTGAAATGTAACGGTTCCTAAATCCCATGATTTTGGCATCGCAATAGCAAACTGTGCATATTCCGCTGTACTTGGATCAAAATCTAAAACTTTTAAATCTGGTCTTGTTGCTGTAGTTTCAACTTGTTGTGCGTCAGCACCGTTTGTTTCACTACCATACATCGCAGAAGCGGGAACAAAAATAGTTTCTTTACCTGCAATTTTAATTGCACCAGTTGCATCAGCTCCGTCAACCGCTTTAGCAACTCCTGTTCCATTTGGAGCAATTGTAATATCTCCATTGGCTGCGTCTGTTATTGTAATCGTTCCTGAACTGGAACCTTCATTCGTTGATAAAATTAAATCGTAAGCACCCTTAGAAGTAATCGTTGCATGTGCTGCTGTGGTACCTACTGTAATAACTCCCGTTCCTGCGGGTCTTAAGTTAAGATTAACATTCGATTCTCCATTGGCAGCAATAATTGGGCCTGCAGTTCCTGTTGCGGCATTCGTAATTTTAACTTCATTAACAGCTGAACTCACAACACCAAATGTTATTAATTCATTGGCATTACTATCAGCGATGTATTGACCATCAGTAAAACTAATAGCAACATCTTTTGATGCATCAATAATATCTGTTCCATTGTGATAACAGAATGTTGTTACTGGTGCGCTTGATTTATTTTGAGGAAGAGCTCTTAAAACTACTCCAGTTTGTGAAGTAACTTTAAAAGTTAATGAATAATTCGATCCACTTCTATTTGTTTTATCAACAACTAAATAACCTTTTTCAATATTAGCTGCTGGTGAACCTGCTTGTGCTGGAACGTTAACAGTTCTATTTGCTGCTAATGTTCCTGTAAATTCTAAAATATAATTTCTTGCATTGGAGCTAGATCCACTTGACATAGCAAGTGTAACGTCAGCTGATGCTACATCAATTGAAATGTATCCCCATGTTTCTGCAATTAAATCTAAATTGGTATTAGTTTTAGTACCCCATGTACCGGCATTTTCACCCGTTGCCTGTAATTCAATACCTAAATTATTATATGTCGAAGCCATTTATTTTTTTCTCCTATGGTGCCGTTACGTCTGTATACGTCACATTTGATCCTGTGTCAATATCCGCATAACCAAAAATTCCGCCTCCGCTAGATGTTGTTAAATCAGCTACAGAAGCAGTTGCTGACACACCAGTTAGTCCCATTTGCATTTCAGTTGGACTAATTGAGCCCACACTAGCTGTTGAAGATAGTCCTGTCAAGCCAATACTCATGGCCGCAGGTGTAATAGAACCTACACTAACAGTCGCAGAAACTCCCGTAACATCAATTAATTCAATAGATGTAATTGTAAGATCTCCCACCGATGTTGTTGCTTCAACACCATCAGGAAAACAAATCCATGTAAAACCAAGTGACCCCACTGAAGCGGTAACTGCTTGGCCACCTAAACCTTGAACATGATCTGCACCATTATTAATGGATAAAGAACCTAAAGAAGCTGTTGAACTAACTCCGGTCGGAGTTTGAGTACTGGATCTAGTTTCAGTAACCGTACCTAAAGAAGCAGTTGCTGAAACTCCTGTTGGAAGTTCACTAATGGCATAATCAATAGTATATGATTCCCATGCTCCATGACCCCATGCATTATATCCCCAGCCCTCGGGGCCTATGCTCATGGTCATTCCTAAACCAGTTAAAGTTGCTCCTGGTGAATTTCCCCATCCTTGGTCACCCCAGGCTAAACGGCCCCAACCTTCTGTAATAAGATTAGTATCTCCCCAGTCTGCTCTACCCCAGGCATATCTTCCCCATCCGTCTGCATTACCTACATAACCAGAGTCGCCGAATAAAACGGAGCCGCCAGCGTTAAAAGAGCCTTCGCCCCACGCAGAGCCTTTGCCCCATGTTGATGGATTAACGGTTGCCGAAACACCCGAGACCGAAAATATCTGATCAGCCATAAGGATTTACCTCCTTATGCTATTCTCAGTATAGCGTCCGAAGCGTCAGCTGTTGGAAATTGAATTGTGAAAGTTCCGCTAGAAACTGTTTTATCTCCACCGAAAGCAATGGCACAGACAGAATCAGTTGTTGAGGATCCTGTTCCAGTTGTTGTGTTATAAATTAAACACCCATTGGCAGTAAAAGAAGCACTTGTCCACGATACATCTGAAAAATCACAATACGCTGTCGTTCCACTTGACGTTGGAGTAACACTTGTTAGCGATGCTCCTCCAGCCGTGTAAGCTGTTCCAGATGTGTTGGTAATTTCATTAGATGTAGAATAGGCAGTTGTGCTCGCTCCAAGAGTTGCAGAACTTGTAAACAATGCAATTTTGAATGTATCACCAGTAGAAGCTGTGAAATTGTGTTCGCCTTTCAAAAGCTCTACTTTGAATGATGTACAAACTGCTGATGTTATAGCCATAATTTACTCCTTGTTATTGAGGTGGAGACTCGATAGGTATACGAACTGTTCCATCCGTATAATCGTCTCTTCGTCTTCTACCTATTTGCATTGCTGCAAATTTCTCTATCTCCTGTTTATACTTGTTTTCGTAAAGTGTCAACATGTCTATTGGACCTTTTAAGAAGCCATAAGTTTCTGCCAAACAACAGTATAATAGGCCTTGAGGGAAGTTTAAACTAATATAATTAGTACCTTCTCCCTCTAATACCGACTGCACTATATTAAAATGAATCTGAAAAGCATATGTAGCATCTGGTGTTGGAGCTAACATAAACTTACCTGAAGTCGTATCACTTAATCCAGTAGCTCCCCCAAAATGGGCATAATATTTAGGAGTCCCTTTACTAGTATTTGCTGGGATATATTCATTTAAAAATGTCTGATCTCTTCTTAAGAGCCACGTGTTATCACCGGTAATTGTGCCATCGGTTGCTGTATAAACTTGAATCCCTCTAATAAATAAACATCCAGCAGGGCAGTTATATGTTTGTTGTCCCACAATTAAAGATGCACTTTGTTGTTTACGATCGGCATCAATTGGCACATCATACATAATTCTTTGCTGTGCATTTATAATAATATTTTCTAATATAGCATCCGTAAGAACCGTATCACTTACTTCAGTGTAATTCTTAATCATTGTTTTTAATGTTGATGCGGTTATTCCTGACATTATTTAATAACCTCCACACAAACTGGACAGCTTTTTCTGAATCTCTTATGACTATTACAATGTTCTGGTTTTGGTTGAGATTCTATAATCTCAACTTCTTTTTTACCAAACAATTTCTTAAATAAATTTTTTATATATTTTATCATTAGGGTCTCATATTCACTGGTCCACCAAAAGCAAAAAATCCACCACCGGTTTCTGCGCTTGATGCATTGTTTTTTAAACTAAACGTAAAACTGTTGCTTACTGTAACAGATCCTGGTGGAGAAGCAATCGTTTCAGTAGTTGTTTGTCTTGTAATTTTATAAGATCCATATACTTTAGCCCCTGAACTATGGGCTGCTGCCGTTGTTGATTCCGGAGTGGCTCCATTAATTGTTGCTGCGGTTCCTCTTGTTAATCCTGAAAGAGTATTGGATCCCGTAGTGTTTGTTGTATAATAAATAGTTTCACTCACATCATTTCCATCAGAATCAAAAAGTTGAATACAAATGTATCCTGGTGCCACAAATTGAGAAGAATCGGCTAATACTAAACTTGTTGCACTGGCACTTATCGCTCCGTTTAAAGTAGTGGTTAATTCAAAAGTTGCTTTAGCTACTCCACCTACTGCATTATCTAAATTTTGAAATCTAATATAATCATCCGTAGACCAAGGTTGATCCTTACATTTAACTGTAACTGAAGTGCTACTTGCAGTCGTCGTGATAGGATTATTATCTAAAACAACCGGAGTTGCGAAAGCTTTACGTGAAGGTTTTGCATGTTGTAATCCTTGAGGATCTCCAATAATCGGTTTAGGTTGTAATTGCGGTTGCTTGGGTTCATATTCAGAACTGTGCACCCACATACCCGTCCATTCTTTTACCATTTCTCTATAAGGAAATGCTAGACCGGATCGATCCGAAATCATTAAGGAATATTTACCTTTTGAATAAGAGGTCATTATGTAATTGCTGGATAATAAGCCTTCGGTGTAATATAAGTACTTGTTGCTGATCCATCCTCTGCTAAAGCTCTTGCTAATTCATCTTCATAATAAAGTTTCATTTCTTGTGAACGCTGTGGAGCAAATTTTTGACTTAAATAAAAAGCTAATCCTGCAGTCATACAAGGAACAAAACGATAAGGAACTTGAGATGCGTTAGTAAATACTCCTGCATCTTCAATTCTTTTTGTAAAGAAAATATGTAGTTTATTTGTTGATCCAGCTGCAGATGCATTCGCAGTAGGATAAATAGTTAATGTAATTTTATCAATGAATCTT